CCAACAATTCCACAAAAAATTCTTTACTTACAAAATAATCAAAAAGAATTATCAACTTATAACATTAATATACCAAACTTAATTTCACATTGGTATAAACAAAAAGAATCATAATGGCATTTTACACTAACGTACTTCGGTACAAAAATAATATATACTATCGCGGTTACTCAGATAACGGCGATAGAGTTATGCGTAAAGACTTTTTTATACCAAAGTTTTATAAATCAACAAAAACTGAAGTGACAAAGAAAAAAGGTTTAGACGGTTATAATGTTATTGAACCAAAAAAGTTTGAAAGCATGTATGATGCAGGACAATGGTACAAAGATAATATTGGAGTATCTGGTCATACCATATATGGCAATAAAAAGTTTGTTCAGCAATATATTACTGAAAAATTTCCAAGGGAAATAAAATTCAATCGTGAGCATATAAACGTAGGAACTTTCGATATTGAAACAGATTATGATAGCGGTTTTCCATATCCTGAACAAGCCGAACACAAAATCTTATCTATATCATATAAATCAAGTAAATCTAAACTGTATCATGTTTGGGGCTATGGCGAATATGATACAGATAAAGCTTTAATTCAACCAGTTACTTATTATAAATGTAAAGATGAAGCAGAACTTTTAACAAAGTTTATAGAGTTTTGGTCAAATCCAGATAATACACCTGATATTATAACAGGTTGGAATACAAGATTTTTTGATATACCATACGTAATGAATCGTACATCAAATATATTAGGAATTGGCGAGTTACTAAAATTTTCTCCATGGGGACTTAAATCAGAATACAGACCAATAAGAAGACGTGGTGGTGAACAATACGTATATGAAATACCAGGTATTCAGACTCTTGATTATATGGAGTTATTTCAAAAGTTTGGTTATACTTACGGTCAACAAGAATCATATGCATTGAATCATATTGCATACGTTGTATTAAATGAAAAAAAACTTTCGTATGAAGAATCAGGTTCACTTAAAAATTTATATAAAGATGATTATCAAAAGTATATAGATTATAATATGAAAGACGTACAACTTGTTGATAGACTAGAAGAAAAGCTTGGCTTGATTACTTTAGCAATAACTGTAGCTTATAAAGGTGGTGTAAACTATCAAGAAACGTTTGGTGTTACAGCAATATGGGAATCAATCATTTATCGTAAATTAAATGAAAACAATATTGTAACGCCTTTATTACAAAAAGATGATCATTACAAAATTGTAGGTTCACAAGCAAAATCTATAACAAAGGTTAGCAGTAATAATGGTACTGAATATGACACAACAAAATCATCTGTTATTGCAGGTGGCTATGTAAAAGAACCGAAAGCTGGTAAATATAACTGGGTGGTTTCTTTTGATTTAAATTCGCTATATCCAAACATAGTTGTACAAAATAATATGTCACCAGAAACTTACTTAACATATACACCAAGTAATAATTGTAGCATAGCTGGCAAAGAAGGAAATGAAACATTTTATAGTAAAGATAAAATAGGTGTCTTACCAACAATAATTAAAGAATACTACGATGAACGTGTTTCTATAAAGAAACAAATGTTGGCAGCAAAAAGTGAAATGCAAAAAGGTTATACCTTTGAACTTGATAAAGAAATTAGTAACCTTGATAACAGACAAATGGCTATCAAAATTCTACTAAACAGTTTATATGGCGCACTAGCGAATATACACTTTCTATATTTTACGCCCGGAATAGCAGAAGGTGTAACACTTACAGGTCAACGTGCAATTAAATGGGCTGAAGCTACTATGAATCGTGAATTACGAAAGCTTTTAAAAACAGAAGATGATTATGTGATCGCTATCGATACAGATTCGTTATATGTTAATTTTGGTCCACTTATAGAAAAATTAAAACCAAAGAATGAAGTTTTATTCTTAGATAAAATTTGTAAAGAACATTTCGAACCTGCAATTAAAAAAGACTACGAAGAATTTTGTAAGAGGTTAAACTCTTATGAAAATAGAATGATGATGGCAAGAGAAGCAATATCAGATGTTGGTATTTGGACTGCTAAAAAGCGATACATACTTAATGTACATAACAATGAAGGTGTACAGTTTAAAGAACCTCAGCTTAAAATAATGGGTATTGAAGCTGTAAAGTCTTCAACTCCAGAAATAGTGCGCAATAAATTTAAAGAAGTTTTTAAATTAATTGTATCAAGCACTGAAAGTGAAACACAAAAATTCATATCAGATTTTAAAAATCAATTTAAAAATTTATATCCTGAAGATGTGGCATTTCCAAGAAGAGTTACTAATATAACTGACTGGTATGATAGAAGAAGAATATTTAAGAAAAGTTGTCCTATTCATGTAAGAGGTGCATTACTACACAATTATTTTATAAAACAACACAAACTTGAAAACAAGTACGAGCTTATAACAAATGGTGACAGAATAAAATTTGTTTATTTAAAATTACCAAATGGTATAAGACAAAATGTTATTGCATTTAAAGATGTATTACCAAAAGAATTTAAATTACATAATCAAATAGACTATGATTTACAATTTGATAAAACATTTATTGAACCACTAAATTTAATTTTAAACCCTATCGGCTGGAGAGCTGAAGAAATAGCAACCTTGGAGGATTTTTTTGTATGAGTAAAAACTGGTTTCATGATATGAAAGTTATGCACCAAAAATATGGTGTTAATAAATGGATGCAGGCTGAACAGCAGTCTGATGTTCCAATTAAAAGATTAAAAGAATATATGGAATTTAGACTTGGCATGATGCAAGAAGAACTTGATGAAACAAAAGAAGCATTTAAACTAAAAGATGCACCGGGAATGGTTGATGGCATTATTGATTTATGTGTTTTTGCTATCGGCACTTTAGAAGTATTTGGTGTTGATGCACAAAAAGCATGGGATGAAGTGTATAGAGCAAACATGTCAAAAGAAGTTGGTATTAAAGAAGGTAGACCTAATCCACTTGGATTACCAGATTTAATGAAACCAGATGATTGGCAAGGACCAGTACATGAGGATAACTGTGGAAATATCTCTGACTCTTTTCAATAGTATTTTTGATAATAAAACTACGCAAAGACTAACATTTAAAAACTTTGATGGTTTTGAAAAAGCTTTATATGGATTGTCAAAGCGTAAAATAAAATCAAAGAAAGATGCTCCCTTGATGTCACCAGCTTGTTACAAGCCTGACACCACTCGTAAGAATGATAATGTTACAATGTGGTCAAGCTGGTGTGCAGTTGATGTTGATGATTTTAAATATGAAGGAGACTTATATGGAAATCTACGTACACGCTTTGGTAATTATAAGTTCGTTTGTTATTCTACTGCTAGCTCTACACAATCTTTACCAAAGTTTCGCCTTGTCTTTCCTCTTACAAAAACAGTTCCGGCTGAAAAGATTCGACACTTTTGGTTTGCTCTCCAAACGGAACTCGGCGACCTCGGTGATAAACAAACCAAAGATTTATCTCGCATGTATTATATACCAGCAAAATATGATAATGCTTTTAACTTTATCTTTAGTAACTCTGGCAATCCTATCAATCCAGATATGGTTATGAACAAGTACCCTTATAGAGAAAAGAATAGTAATAGTTTTTTCGATAGGTTACCTGAAGACATGCAAAGAGAAATACTAGAACATCGTAAGTCAAAACTAGACAATTTAAATGTAAATTGGAACTCGTATAGAAATTGTCCTTTCTTTCCAAAACAACTTGAAAAAGAATATCGAATGATTACTAACACAGGTTGGTATCATAAAATGTATCAGATCATGGTGGCAACAGCAGGTAATGCCGTAAAAAATAAATATCCGATTACGCCTGAAGAAATAACAACATTATGTAGAGAACTTGATGTTGAAACTGGTAATTGGTATAAAAATCGTCCAATGGAAAAGGAGGCTAATCGTGCTCTCGAGTATGTCTATAAAAATGTCTGATATGATTGATAACTTAGTAGTCGAAGTTGATCAAGAATTTATCGATTATCGTAACAATCAAGTGAAAAATGGAAATTACAGTCGTCGAAATAATTTCAAAAATTCAGATTATTTACTTTTAGAAAGAAATTTAATAAAAAGAAAATTAATTGATGAACCAATTCCATATAAAAATGAAAGTTATGCATGGCGTTACGATGGTGGCTTAGATAGTAGTAAAAATGATTTTAAACATTTAACATTGTATAAAGGTAAATATTTCTTTAATGTTTATGATGAAAAAAACGAATATGGTATGTCCATGAAAGATAGACTAAATCAGTCAATAGAGTTTGATCAACTTGATAATTTTGTTTTCTATACTAGCAATCCAATAATGAAAAGAAAATATGTAGTAGGTGACAAAATAAAATTTAGTTTTTTAAAAGTTTTAAAAGCAAAAGATGTAATGTCTAGCTTGTCTTACAACGAGTCTAATAATAACTTTTATAAAATTATTTAACATATTAATAACTTTTTTGTGTACATTTACTTAATTTTGTAGTATAATATTATTATAAAATTAAAAAGGGAGTATAATGGCACATCCATCAGAAATAATCAATACAAATAAACACCCGTTTACTGGCGTAACATGGCCAGTTACAGGTTCAAAGGGTGATGAATATAAAGTTACTATGTACGATAGTGGTTTCAGTTGTACATGTATAGCATTTAGAAAGTGTAAACATATCAAAGAAGTTGAAAAAAGAATTGTAGGAGATAGTTAACATGTTATGTTTATTTTTTCAAATAAGTGAAAAAAAAGGTGTACAAAGCCTTTTTTTTAGTGTATAATATAATTATAAAATAAAAAATTAAGGGAGTTAAATATGCCAATCGATAGTTACGGAAATGAAATCTTTGAACAGCAAGAGTTATTCACCAATAGTTGGGGTGTACACTCAGGTTTCGAAAGATTAAGAGATGAGTTAAACAAGCTTATACCAGCAGCTGGTAAGTGTGAAAATTCAAGATCAAAGAATAAGCATTTAGAAAAGTTTAGAAAAGCTCAAAACGCTGCTTATGATTTCTTTAACAATGGTCTTTGTAACAAAAGAGGATTGTTTGTAAGTATCTTCGCTGAAAATGAAAATTACTATATTGATAAGTGGAATATTCCTACTCAAAAGTCTTTCAGATATTTTACTAAGGATAGTTTCAATTGTTGGGAAGACAGAATCGAAAAGATCTTAACTCCAATCATTATAGCTGCTGCTAAAGAACAGGGAGTTAAGTAATGAAAAAGTTCGCTATTACATTCATCATGAAGAATGGTGATAAATGGGTTACCAATAAAGATACAAGAAAACAAATGAGTGAAGTCATTCAGTCTGTCTTAAATGACGGCAGTGTTAGCGAAGGCTATGGTAATCAGGTTGTAAAATTTTCAGTGGAGGAGAGAAATGGTTAAATTCGATAATATAATTTACGTTGGTGATAAAGTTAAAACTAAGTTTGGTGTAAGGCAAATTACAAAAATGGAATTAATGCCAGAACCAAGACATTACTCTAAGTGTGGAATAAATGTAAATAAAATGTTTACAAACATGATTAAGTATTGTATAA